CTGTAACGCCGGAGGCGGTTGGATCACGGATTTGATAACGAACTTCTTTGATTGCCATTCCTTCACGCTTTACAACGTTAACAAAATCGGAAAGGTCAACACGCCCATAAACAAGGGCTGTGTCACCTGATGCATTCACATCAAATTGTAGTCTGTCTCTTAAAATCAAATCGCGGGAAGCCTTAGCCATGCTTTATCCATTAGTCACAGGCCTATAAATCACACATGAGAGGTACATCCAGCCTCGGATTCAATCTTCTCGGCGAAGCCGAACCCTGGCACGCCATAGTTACTTTCCCCGACACACCCACCCCATCCGAACAAGCCACCGCATTTAGAGGTGCTCCAGCAAACCGCAGGTTTTTTTTTGATTTCATACCTACCTCTTATGTACAAATTAAGATTTAGCGAGGGATATGGGAAGACAAAAGACCCTTTGGATTGATGAAGACTGCTGGAAGAAATTAGAGAGCATGGAAGGTGATTCCATCTCGGCAAAGGTTCGCAAATGTATCGTTGAACACGATGTAGCGGACGGCGCACGAGTGGACGCCCTGCGTGCTCAAATAGCCCTCTTGAACGCTGAATGTAAGAAGTTGAACGAACGACGCACAAGGAGGACCATGGAATGATTCATCGATGTTCATGTGGAGCAATCCTATTCAAAGAATTAGATTTGTCTTGTAAATTCTGTTTACATCGTTTAGAAAATAATGAAGAGTTGGTGAAAGAATGAAAGTCTTCATCGATCTATTCAGCGGTCTCGGCGGAGCATCAGCAGCGTTTGATGAGGACCCAAATTGGATGACAATCAAAATTGACAATAATCCCGAATTAGTTCCGCTGAACAGGGGATTGAAGTTGATGGACTTAGCAAATGTCCCTGGCACCATCCATGCTTTGACCCTGATGCTTCAAAACATTGATGATGAACACGGTATTGAAAAAGTAGTGTTGTGGATGTCTCCACCATGCAATCAATTTTCATTTGCTAACAGAAACAGACCAGAAGAACCGGATCTAACTCTTCTCGATGCATGCATTCAGTATGTCTACCGATTGCACTCGGATTATTGGGTTATTGAGAATGTACACGGGGCAAAATCGACCTTCACCGATGAAATTGAACGTACACCAACTCAGGAAATTGGTCCCGTCGTGCTCTGGGGCCACTTTCCATTGATTCCTATTCGAACACGGGACGAATGGAAACATCGCAAGTTAGATGCCAAAGGTTCCCGAACACTAAGGCCAAACTATCGGGCAATAATTCCTTACCCGATCTCTGAAGGATTGCGTGATGCAATCGACCATCAACAAACCTTAGACAAGTATTGAGGCGAGTTGTGGAAACTGCAGCACCACAATAAGATAAAGCAACCTTTCGCACCAAACTATGCGTTCGTTTTGCTCTCTATCGATTGGAGCAACGGCTTCAGTCATGGAGCTGCACCAACCTCAGAACATCAGAGTGTTACCGTTATCAGCCAATTTGCGTGGCGGTTGTTGCGCACGGATCGGTCCTGATTGAAGACCACGATTCAAACCGAACCTTAGCCAATCAGGAATAGGTCCCTTAACAGGATCATCAAAACCAAATGCCTCGTCGAAGCCTGCCATGGTTCTTGCCCCTCTCACATAAGTGCGCAAATTAGCCGTGTCTAACATTGCTTCGGACTGGTCGGCTGAATAGTTCAACCAAAAGTTACGAGCGGTAGTGCCACTTAACATCCTCTCAGGCCGGATTCCACCAAATTTCCAGGATGGGAAGATTTGACCAACGTTAGAGGATTGTGGAATAGTTCGGCCCTGTTGAACTAAATTCATACCTTGCGCCACTGATCGCTCACGAATCATCCCCAAACCGTAGGATGTGGGGTTTGCTTTCTTATCATCGCTTGCCACATAGAAAGAAAAAGCGAGATTTGTGACGATGGACCCCGCTTCAGCATGCACGATGCCCGTGATGTAAAGAGTGGGTGTGTAGAAAGAAAAAGTAGGCGATGCGCCCAAGAATTGGTTAGGAAAGACCTTGATAGTCCCAAAAGCCTCCGGGCTCCTATCGGCTACTGCGATTGCTTTCATTAACACCGTGTCGTTTGCCGCGGCAGGCCCACGCTTTCCATAAATGACCGAGAGATCCATTTCAGAATAAATAATTGGGTACGGAGAGATAAACCATTCAATCACCACACCACTTGGTGAATCAGTGTTAAGGATCGCATCTTGGAAGATGTCCATTTGCACTATTTGATGGCGCATCATTGGCTTGAGGTTGATTTTCTTTTGAACGATACCAATGGTTTCACCGTTTAAATCAACACTGGGAATTTCAATTGATTCTCTAATTTCAGTTAACGCCATTACTTCTTCCCTCCTTTCTTCGTTGTTTTCTTGGTTTTACGGTATTGAACGCCCATCGCTTTTAGGTTTAACAGGCCTTTTTTTGTACCACTCTTGAATTTAATTTGGTTCGACCTTTTGGCACAGTATTTGTTCCACGCCGAAGGCTTGCGTTTCTTTGGAACATCCATAGGAACGCTCTCCACGACAGCAGTGGCTTCCATGGCGTCGGTTGGAATAACTTGTGTCAACACTTCCCCCTCTTTGATGTAAATTTGAAAGGCAGGTGTGCCTTGAATCAAATAACCTTGGTAAGCAGGGATCGCGATCATGTCAACCGGGAAAACTGTTTCTTGGTCGCCAAGAATAAATCCAGCAATGCCGCCAAGAGTCGCACCAACTGCCGTACCGCCAAGAGGGACGATAGAACCAATTTTTGCACCCGCCATGGCTCCCCTGGCACCAGATGTCAAGCGTTCTGACAATTCTTCTTCGTTGCTCAAATCAATGGGGCGGGAATAATAGCGACCTTGTGAATCAGTTGGCACTAAGACCACCTCACAGGTCTTGTGCTTGTGTGAGCATCTCGGTCATATCGCCTTCAGACAATTTGACTGGTTCGCCAATGATCATGATGTCAATTTCAAGGGTAATGTTCGAAAATGAAGTGCAATCGTTTGCACAAACTCCAACCAAAAGGTCACTCACAACATTGTAGCCTTCAGGGTGAAGGTCAGGCGTTCCAAAGAGAACCCATTGGTTTGCGAAGTTTTCATCAGCTGCACCACCGTTATCACGGACTGAAGTTAATTCAAAGACCGAGATAACATCAGGCGAAGCGATACCAACGTCAAACGCATTTTCGTATGCTGTCGTTGTGGTGAAAATTTTGAGGGAAGCAAACGCTTCAGAACCCAAAGACATCAACGGATTAAACACGCCTGTAACGCCGGAGGCGGTTGGATCACGGATTTGATAACGAACTTCTTTGATTGCCATTCCTTCACGCTTTACAACGTTAACAAAATCGGAAAGGTCAACACGCCCATAAACAAGGGCTGTGT